CAGATATCCGTCCACCTGAACCGAGTACTGGCCTCCCGAAAGCGTCCTTAGCCCCCCGTCCACCGCGCTGGTCAGGCAGATACTCCTCACCGGACTGTTGCCGCGGGCGTTGGTGACGAACATCTCCGCGCTCGCCACCCGCGCGTCGGGCAGGGTCACTGCCTCGCTCCAACTCCCGCTATAGGGACTTCCGAAGAAATCCGGCGGGAACGCCGCGATCGCCGTCTTGTCCTGCAGCCCATAGATCGCCGCCTGCGCGGCATGCGCCGCCGCCGGGCTGGTGTGCATCCCCCGCGTCACCTGGTATTGCGTTCCGCTGTTTGCAACCGCGTCCACCCGGACCACTTCCGCGTCGATCTGCACAAAACTTCCCGCCGTCGCGTCCCCCGCGGCGCTCAGCGCCAATGTCGTGTCTCCCACGCCCACCGCCTGCGCCAGCGTCAGGCTGGGCCGCCCGCGCAGTTCGTCCCAATAATGCATCGTCAACGTGGCTGCTGAAATCGTGGTCGTGTTCGTCAGATCCGTAAACGACACCCCGCTCAGCTCCACCGTGCCGCCGCCCTGCCCCGCTCCCAATCCGAAATACGGTTCAGGCGGAACATCCGTGTCGCTCGTGCCGCTGCCGCCGATCTGCCACCGCGTCACCGTGGATAGCTCGGCGGCACACTCCAGGTCGTTGACGTTGGCCGAGCGCCCGCACACCTGCACCGTCTCGCCGCCGCGGTTCGGCACTGCGATCTGCACCGGGCTGCTCTTTGCCAATGCCCCAAACTGCCACCCCGTCTCGGCCACCACGAAGAAACTGGTCCCATCCGGAATCACATTCCAGGCCGGCGCCACCGTCAATTCCGTGACCGTGTTGGCCGCGATCGCCCGCTCCTGTCCCGCGCCCAGTCCCCTGGTAATCCGCGCGATCATTCCGCTGTACCGGCTTGCCGTCATATGCAGTCCGTCGTTTCCCACCGACGTCGCGCTGTGGATCGTCACCGCGTTCTCTGGTTGCAGTTCCATCCGCCAATAAAAGTTCGCGTGGTCGAAGTTCGGGTCCAGCGGGGCGATCAACTGCTTGTTCAACCCGGTATCCGTGAATTGCCCGGCAATCGCCTGGTTGGAAGCGATCCGGAACAGTTGCGCCGGTGTGCTCCCGCGATACACGTCGAAGCTCACCGTGCTGGGAGAAAAGCTCAGGCCGCCCAGCGTCACGCTGCTCCCGTCGATCAAGGTGACCACACGGACAATGAAGGAAAGCAGACTCTCATTCCCCGAACCGTCCACCCCGGCTATCGCGTAGTAAAGTGTCTGCTCGCCAGTCAGTGATCCGCCCGTCCCTGGTGTCGCCGCCAGGCTCAGCAGCGGGATGCCCGGCCCCGCCCCCGCGGCGACGGCTGGGGCCACAAACCCCACCCGAAGGTTCGTCTGCACCGTGCCGTCGCTCGCCGTGGCTGTCGACTCCTCGATTCCGAACTGGATGTTGCCCTGCGCATCCACAACAGTGCCGAGCAACGGATTGGGAACGCCCGTGCCGGCGCTCCCCTGGCGCCGGCCGCCGCTGGCCGACGTTGCCTGTCCGTTGCTGTCGGCGTACCACGCATCGTCATGAATCTGTCCCGTAATCGTGGAGGTGCGGTGGTTCGCCCCCGGTGCGATCTTCAGTACCCGGAATACCTGCCGCTCGAACCCCTCCTTCAGATACGTTACGGTGATCAAATCTCCCGGCCGGATCCCGAATGACCTTACGCTCGTCTCGAACTCCGCGTACGTGTTGCCGCGCACCGAACGGTCCAGGTTCAGCTTCAGCATCCTCGCCGCCTGGTCGAAGTTCGGGATCCCCAACGCCGCCAGCGTCTGCGACACTTCCTGCCCGCAGCACGCCACGTCGTCGGCGTCCACCAGGGTAAAACTATCCTGTTGGTATTCGTTCAGCGAGTCCTGAAATTCCACCGTCAACAAGTTGGGTGTGTTCGCGATGCTGCGCCCATAGACGCGAAAACTCGGCTCGCCCGAGGGCTTCCGCATCAGGCCCGAAAACCCCGTGCTACCATCGCCGAATTCGTAGCTGGGCCACCCGTCGTTCAACGGTTCCGTGGCGTTGGACCACGCCGGCTTGGCCGGCATCTCCAGGGCCAGCGAGTTTTCCACTCGCAATTCGAGCGCCCCGTTGGTTCCATAGGTCAACATCAGTCTCGAAGAGTTGCGCACTCCCCGCACCAGATCGCCCGCCGCCCTGCGCGTTTGCAGTACCAGGTTGCACTGGAATCGCGCCAACTGAATCGCGTTCCCATAGAGGTCCAGGGCTGCGATCGCTTCATCGCAGTACGCCGCCGCCGCCGCGAAGCTCGTCACGTCGATTTCCGTCAGGCTCCAACCCGCCCGCCGCAGGATGTCCAGCAGCACCCATGCCGTGTTGTTCGTAAACTGGTCGCTAATGTAGCTGCCGTCCGCTCCATATACGGGCAGTTTCAGCCCCTGCACCAGCACCGTTACCTTGGGGAGATCCGTTCCGTTGTTGATCCGGTTTGGCACCACCACCGAAAGGTACGCCATGCTGCCATACGGATCTCCCGCCGGCTGTCCGCTGCCATCCAGGAAATTGTTGTCGAAAGCGCCGGATCGCGTGCCCAGCGTTTGCACGTTGTACCAGCCTGTCCCCGTCATGTCGGTCCCGGAAACTCCCACCGGAATCTCCACGCCGCTCACCAGAACCGTCAGGACTCCTTGAATCTCGCCCAACCCCAACAGCACTTCCATGCGCGTCAGGTTGCCGTCATTGCGTCCGAATACCACCGGCGGGTTATACCACGCCGTGCCGTAAATCATCGGAACAAAGTCGTTGTACTGGGCTGTATTTTGTGAGACCGCCGATGTCTGGGAACTCTTCGATCCGTAGGCCCTCACCGAAATCGCTGGAGGTACGAACTCGATGCCCCCGAAGTTGTTAAACATCCCCCGCGCCTGGCAGTCCGTCCGCGTATAGCTACACCCGGTAAACGGCGCACTGCCGTCCAATGTCCCCGTTCCGCCCGCCACCCCCGGCGAGTAGCCGCAGCGGTAATACCGCGAGTACTTCCCGCTCGCGCCGCCGTCCACCGCTTCCGTGCGCTGCTCTTCGTCGCTCGGGAAATCCCACGGGCACCGCCGCTGGATCCGCACCTGCGGCATCGACAACCGTTGCAGGTTCATCCGGTTCGTCGCCGTGATTTGCAACGTGGCTTCCAGAATCTGGTCAGGTGGATTGCAGATCCCCTGAAAGATCACTGATCGGTCCGTCAACGGCGCCGCGTTCCGTAGATCGTAAAACACCAGACTCGCCGTCAGCCGCGCACCCTTCCACCCCGTCTCGCGTTCGATCTCCGAACAGTGCGAATCCGCGTTCGCCAGCACCAGCGAAATCTTCGGCACACCGTCTGCCCCCTGATCGCTCGATGCCTGAAGCTCGAATACGTTGTGCCCTAACACCCTCGCACTGTAGGCGACTCCTCCCACTGTCACCCCGTGCGTACTCCAGTGTTCCGTCGTTCCATCGGAGAGGACGCAGTCGAACAGCAGCAGCGGCGTGTCTGTGACGGCTTGCTCCTTGAGATCAAAGATGGTTTGCATGAATGATCTTTACCTTGCAGGAATTGCGATTCACATCGGTACTCGTAATCGTCAGCACATCGTCTCCCAGGCGCGCGTCTTCGTACACTCCGCCAACTGTGCTCGCCCGGTAGCCCGACGCCGCGGCTTGCGCTTCCACCTGAAGCCCGAACATCTCCACCACATCGCCCGCTCCGATCGCGATCGCTAATCGTACCGAGGTCGCTTGTGCGTCTCCGTTGGAAGTCCAGGCGATCCGCGTCCACCCGCTGGTCACCGCCCGTTGCGCCGCGTGACTGCCCACCGTCAACCCCACGCTGGTCGCCGTCGCGGCCCGCACGTAGGCGCTTAGGCAGTACAGATATTCTCCCGGCGCCGCCAACGTCTGCCCGACCCCTTGCGCCGCTCCCCCGCTGTTGTTCAGTCGCCAGGCCAGTGTGCCTCCCAGCGGGTCGGCCACCCCTCCGGTCAGGCTTAATAGCGGGTCTTTCTGCCACACGGCGTTGTCCAGTTGGTCGCTCCACGCCAGCAGATTGCCCGCCGGGTCCAGGAACGTGAACCCGTTCAGCGTGCCTTCCGCGCTATTGAAGAACGCCCGCAGCGCCGCCGCCTCCGCATCGCTCAGATCCGCGTAGGTCAGCAGCCATTCCGTTACTTCCGCCGCCGGGTCCGCCAGCTTGATCGTGCTGCCATCTGCGGCCTGATTGACCACCGTCCGCAACTGCCGGGTCTTCTGCACCGGGAATTGGCTCAGCGCTCCGCTTCCGAGTTGTGGGTATGTTGGCATGGCGTTCAGACGTTCCGCACCACCGTGAGTTTCGTGCTCCCGCGCATCTCACCCTCGGTCAACAATGTCAGGGTGTCTGCTGACACGCTACAGTTGTCGTACACGTGCCCATCCCATGGGTCGGTGAAGGAGAAACTGCCGAATGCTCCCTGACTGGCCAGAAAGAACTCCTCGATCGCCGCCAGTTCACCCTCGTCCAGGTCGCTGAATTGGATCTCCCACTGCATCCGCGCACCCCCTGAATCGCGATAACGCTGTTCGCTGCCATCCACGAAGCGCACCGTCTGATTCTGGAACTGCTCGCGCCGCGACACCGGGTACTGCGCGATCGCATTGGTTTTCAGTTTAGGGAAGGTTACCATGTCAAAGCTCGTTCACCACGTCGTTGATCGAGTTCATGTTGAGCATCGCGTCCCGCACCGCCGCCGCAATGTCGTTGCTCCGATCCAGAAAGGAGCGCGCATCCATCGCCTGCACGTTAACCGTGATCTGTGGCGCCGCGCCAGTGGCAGGAACGCTCCCTGCCGCCGGAGTGTAGCTCGGCGGGATTCCCGTCTGACCGCTCGATTGCCCATTCACATCGGCGCTCGCGCCTCCGCTTAGAGCCGTTTCTGCGTAGTTCCGCGGGATCCCCATCTGTTCGTATGTCAGACCGGTCGATTGTCCATTGACATCCGGACTCGCACCTTCGCTTAGGGCCGTTTCTGCGTAGTTCCGCGGGATCCCCATCGGGTCGTTTGTCAGATCGCTCGATTGCCCATTGACATCGCCACTCGCAGCCCCGCTTGCTGCTTCTGCATAGCTCCGCGGCATGCCCGTCTGGTCGTAATCCAGACTGCTCACTTGCCCACTGCTCTCCTCCGCCTGAAAATCGACCGACGCCGGCAGAGCGTATTTCACCAGCGGCGGAGGCGTTGTTGCGTCTCCCCCGCTAAACAGACTAACCAGCCCGCTGATCAAGGGCGCCAGCCCGAACCCGCTCTTCAGCACCGTCGATACTACCGATCCCACCGTGCTACCGCTATCCGTCGACGTCGCCTGCGTCGTAGTCTGCGTCTTGCTCGCCGAAGCCGCCTCCGGGACACTGCTCCCCACTTCTTGAAGCTGCGCGATGACATCGGCCAGCATCGCGTTTGTATCCCCAATGGCCGACGTTTGCTGCCCCGATACCGCCAGAAACGTCTGATAAAGTTCGTCTTGTGTGGTGCTCGCCATTTTCACCTCTCCCCTCGTGGGGCAGGCATCCAGCCTGCCATCACAACCTCTTACGCCCACGGCGCCAATCCGAACCACGGCCGCTCGCGCCAGGTTTCCCAGCACATTCCACTGCGCATGTCGCCCGTGGCAAGAGCTCTCCGGAAACCTCCCCGCAAATCATTGATTCTTCGCCATAGGCGTTCTCACCAAACTTCCACTGTCGCGCCTGCCGCGCTGCGTAGCCGCGAGATCTCCGCTGCCTCCGCGCCTCCGCGTCAAAATCGTCCGCTCCGCTCACGCGCCCCTCTCCCCAGGTTTCCCAGCACATTCCACTGCGCATGTCGCCCGTGGCAAGAGCTCTCCGGAAACCTCCCCGCAAGTCAACGATTCTTCGTCG